TTATTTATATATTTCTTTTCTATGGTCTAAATCAATCAACAAAACAATGAGTTCTTCATCTTCAATTTTGCAAATAACTCTGTAATCTCCAACTCTGTATCTCCAATATCCTCTTAGGTTTGCAGTTATAGCCTTGCCCCTATACCTCGGTTCTTCCAAACTTTCAATATCTCTCACATATTTGGTGATAAGTTTTTGAGTATATCGGTCTAATTTGCTTAGTGTCTTCTTAGCCTTTTCAGTATATAGCAACCTGTATTTCATAAACCGAGTTCTCTCTCAACTTCATCTGCAGTATAGTATTTTACAAGACCTTTAGAGGCGGCTTCTTCATACTCTCTTATTACTTCAAGGTCATATTCATCTTCTATGCTTTCAACCAATGTATTCCTAGCCCAATCAGATAAAGTCATATTTTTGTTTTCAGAAACTCTTTTAAAAAGTTCCTTATCTTCTTCAGATAATCTTATAGTAATTGTAGTCATGATATCCCTCCTTATGTTACATCGTAACATATATTGGGGATTTAGCAATCAAAATTTTATATATATTTATTCATAATTCATATCCTTATTAAACTTAATCTCTTTATTAGCTATATTGACTTGCTCCTTAAGAGTTTTAATCTCTTCATCCTTAGCAGTTGCTTTTGCTTTTTCAGCTTTAATATCATTGCCGTTTTCTTCCATGATCTTATCAATTACATCTTTCTCTAAACCTAAACCCTCTAAAAATTCCCTTTTCATAATTTCTCCTTTCACAATACGATTTTTTACGTCTATCTCTTGACCTATGCCAGCTAAGTTTTACGCCATTCCAGGGCAATAAAAAAGGACCTATAAAAGATCCTAATTTAAGCATTAAAAAAAACAACTAATCTATGAAAATGGTTTAATAAAATCTAAAAATTACTATCTTGGTATGGTTCATGTAGAACTAACCAACCATGGAATTGAAGTTGCTAAACATTTTTTCGGCTAATCTTTTAATATCCAACCAAACAGACTTAAGTATGTTTGAGATACTTAAGTCTGTTTGTTCTCCGCCAACAAAATCAACAGCTAAATCATTTTTGAATACAGCATCAACAATGTATCTGTGTTTATTCTTCCTGATCCATATTCGATATAGTTCGCCCTCTATATTTACTTGAATTACTCTTCCACTATAATCAACATCAAATACCTTCACATTCCATACCTTCTTTTTTGCAATAAAAAAGCACCTGATAACTGTTTCTTGTTACTTAGTGCTTAGTTTACAATGATACCTTTCTTTTTCATTTTTTCGTAATATCTATCTCGTTTTTTAATAGCTTTTAATAATCCTGGAGATGCGTGTTTTTTTACATATTCTTCCAAATAACTATCTTCATCATCTCCATCATCTTTAGTTTCTTCTAAATAATTTAGAATTATTTTTTCTTGTTCATCTTCATATTCTATCGGAAGTCCACTTCTTCCATATTCAGTCATTTTATCACCTCTTCAAGTATTTTTATCATTTCTTTTGTAACTTTATTTTTTCTCTTGCTATTCGTATATTCTGCTTCAGCTGCATAAGATAACCATTCATCAAGTTTTTTAACTTCTTTTATGTCAAATCCTATAAATTGTATTACTAATTTTTCTGTATTTCTACCATTTATCCTCAATTTTAAATTTTTCAATGCTTTTCTTGATACTGTTTCAGATAAAGAAATTTTATCATAGCCTGTAACAACATAATCCAAAGCGTGAATAGCTTCGTGAATTCCTGTATTATAATTACTTAATCCTTTGGGTCCTATTTCGATAAGTCCATTCGTATGATATTTTCCGTATGATTTTAATTTAGAATTATAATGAATACGATTAATTCCATTTTTTACTTTTGGAAATTTGTTAGCTATATCATCAATACCTGCCAATGTGATTTTTACATCTTCTATAGGTTTTTTATTAAAACCGATAAGTTCAATTTCAAGTTTTTCTTTAAAATAATCATTTAAACTACTATAATTCTTTATATTTATAATACTACTTTTGCTGATGTTTTTCAATTCTTGAATGGTTTTTACATCTGTTGTTTTAAACATTATTGCGGGTCTGTCTAATGTTTTTTCTGATACAACATATTTCTCATACCATTCCTTATAACTTAAATTCTCAATCCTTTCACTCTTCCCCGTCACAGAATTTCTCATCATCCTAGTTTCATCTTCCATATCGTCATAATACGGAATAGTATCGCTTCTGCAATTAGGATGAAAAGGCGGGGCGGTGATTCCTATCTTGTAGTCCTTACACTCAAATACCTTGCCATCCATTTCCCTACAGATTTCACTTGTCTTTAAATCTAAAGTGGCAAGTATCTCATACTTTTCAACTCCAATCTCTCTATAAGAATCTAAAGCGGCCTTAGAACTAATGGCGGCAGTCTCAGTCATTACAAGCCTTCCTGCATTAAACTTGGAAGCATTAAACTGTTTGGCTATATTTTTTATTGATTCATCCGGAGCAGCGCTTCTTATAATATCTCTTTGCAAATTGTCGTATAAAGAATTGATAAGCTTATTACCTCTTCCCCAAATTCTTTGTGAAAATTCTCTGCCATCACTTGTCCAAGGTTTGGATAATATCGTCTTTAGCTTATCTTTATTTACAGCTTGAATATTTGAATATCCGACTGTCCTTTGTAACTCATAAAGCTCGTTGTAATATCTTTTTTCATAAGTCTTACCTAAATGAGTGAATAATCCTTTCTCTTCTTTACTCATTAAATTTGCTACAGTTTTCTTAAGCTCAATTTCCATAGCCTGCAATCTTGAAATTCTAACCCTACGAGATACAATATTTAATTCTCTTTCGATTTCAGGAGTTATTGTTCCTTGAGACTTTTTAACGATAATCTAATACCAGTGTAAAAATCGGTTTGCCTTCTTTTTCCAGATTTCATACCCTAATCTTTTTAATACTTTCTACATTTCTGCAGTTGTTGTGTTATTCGACCGTCTTTTCATTTTATCTATTACCTTCTACATCACACATAACGCACAAAATTCCTTTTAAACTAATAACATTTGACTTTATATTTATATTTTCAGATAAATAACCTGATTTTAAAAAACAATACTTTTCAATTTCTTTTTTTCAATGCAATGTCTTCAACTAATTCAAATTTGGATTTAATCTTATCATCTACTAATAAATGAATTGCTTGCTTTTGTAAAAATAGCTTTTAAAATAAAACATTCCATGCCCTAAGGAACATCTGTATTGCACATTTAACAGAATCAGATATACAACCTAAAATAGCACATGCTCTTGTAGGACATAAAGACTTCTCTACAACAATGAATGCTTATACCCATGTTCAGCAGGAAATTAAAAAACATGCAGTAGCAAAACTTGATGCTTTGAAGGTTTTCAACATATAATTATGATGTAAAAATATTAGAATTCTATAGAATAATACAGAGTTTAATAGAAATTTACATTATAAGCTAAATAAAAAACTCCATAGAACTCTGTATTTATAGCCATTTTATAATAATACAGAATTCTATGGAGTTTAATAAAATACATGGCAGGGGTAGCAGGAACATATATTCGAAAATACAACGTCGCTATTTTCAATTGATTGACAATAGTTATTTGTTCATGGTGTAGTAATGGTGTAAAAAATTAAGGTTATATGATTATAATATTAAAAAGGGAGCTTTGTGCTCCCTAGTTTTATTCTTCTTTATAGTCTTCGGTTTTTATCACATTGGTGATGTCTGTTGGTTTGCTATCTGCCAGTCCTTCTGAAAGCATATACACGCACAAGCCACCTATGGCACTTACAAGTGCTACAATCCTTTCGGTTGTCTCTGCTGGAGCATTAAAAAAAGCTACTAGTGCGATTATAACCGCAGAAACACATGCCCAAAACTTTCTTGACCCTAATTTTCTTATTAATTCTTGTTTTTTCATAATATCACTCCTCAATCGGTTTTTTTAGCCATTTGTCTCATTTTATTTGGCGGCCTACAATAGGGTAAATTTGCGTTTTTATTTTTCCTCAATGAAATGTATGCCTAAAAATTTAATTTTTGAATAATTCTATCTAATAGAGCAAAAACTTCTCCTCTTGTCATAAAATCATCAAATCTTTCCTCATGAATCTCAATTCCCTTTGAACTTAAATCCTTCCAATATTTTTCTGCCCAATGTTCTTTTTCTTCTACTTTCTTTTCCACTTTTATACTCCTTATTTCTGAAATATAATTTAACAGTTTATATCCATAGTCTTTACCAGGTGCCCATTTACCACCTAAATCTTCTACATATTTACAACTTCCTAATAAATATTTAAAATGTCTTGGGTCATTTGTATTAGATTTAGGATATCCAGTAGCACCTGCATATAAAGCTAAGTGATCTAAATGAGCCATTATTCCATCTTGCCAACTTAAAAATTTTTTGTGAGCAGAAGCCTGATAATCTCCTCCGCCTTGTGTAATCTTTAAGCCACATGGATTATGAAAACTAGCGTCAAGACCTGCTGCAGATTTTATTTTATATAAAAATCCTGTTTCATGGCTCATTTGAACATAGGCAACAACGGGATCTATCCCTATAGTTTGTGCAAGTCTCCAATATAAATCAGCTAATCCAATAAATTCTAAATTATTACTTTTAGACTTTGCCCATATTTTCATTTGTTCAAGATTGGCAGTAGGTTTGCTTAATATAGGAGTTTTTGTTACAGATTCTGATTTGCTAAGTCCAAAATATTCAGCAATAGTCTTTGCAGTTACTTTTGCTACCTTATCTAAATTGTCTACATACTTTTTACAATCTGCATAATTGTCATGAAATGCATGCTCGATTATAAAATTATGTCTGGCCAACCCATTTCTAAGTACACCATAATAATTAGATCCATTGTTATTTTTTCTATATTTAGTCCCACGATTATTAGTACCAATAGCAGAAGAAATTGCAGTACATAATTTATCTGTAAGATCTTTAATAGATTCTTTAGGATTTGTGCTATCCCAAATTTCAGTACCAGTTGCAGATCCACCTGCAGCGTTAGAGTGGCAAGATAAAAGCAGGTCATAGCCTCTTGCCATTGCTCCTCTAGCTGCTAGTGTTGGGTTTTGCCAAATATCACTTCTAGTCAAGCCTACTATTATCCCGTACTTCTCAAGCGCTGGTTTTAAATAGTCCTTAGCATATATGAAATTGCAGTCGCCCTCGTTGCAATATGGCAAATTATCAATTTGTTTAAAGCCTCTATTGTGCGCCTTGCCGCCGCCATGCCCTGGGTCTAACATTACTTTTAACATTTCATCAACTCCTAAATAAAAAAGGCAGGTTTAACCCTGCCCTATTATTTTCCCAATCTGTCAATCTTTTCTTCTAATCGAATAATCATTTCCTTGATCTCTTCGTCATTTTTGCTATTTTTGATTAAAATAATATCGTTTTTCATGTCTAGCATAAATCTTTCCATTCTTTCATGGTAGATTCTACTTTCTCGAATTACGCTTGTGTTATCTTCAATAACTTTGGTTACTTTCTCAATCGTTTTTGGTGTTTGCCATAAGTACATGGCAGCTATAACCACCAAGACTCCAAAGTTGGCTATTGGTTGATAAAGTTCTAGCATTTGATCACTTCCTTTTTTTGCAATAAAAAAGCACTCTTTAAAGTGCCATGATTAGTTAAGTTTTTTCCAACCTTGAGCATACTCATCTGGAGAATAAGCGTTATTATCAATTAATGATTCATATATACCACCTTTATATTGAACCTTATCTCCTTTTTTATAAGTATCATGAGCTCCCGTTGGTTTCTTAAATTCTGCTACTACTTCATTGCCTTGACTGTCTTGTTTAACTTCATAGACTTTGAACAGTGCAGGTGTCTTATCTGGTGTCCAGTCAGCTTGTGTAGTATGAGCTTGTATAACTTCATATAAGACTTCGTTATATCTTACTATCTCCCCAACCTTTAAATCCTTGCCAGTTTCAAATAGAGGATAAACGCTCATCAGGTCTTTTAATTCTTCTTGTGATATATCAGACTTTAAGATTAATCTTCCAGTTGCTCTTTTAGTTGCTTCAATTTCATCTCTAAACTCTTTCGCTTGATCAATTAGATTCATCAACTCCACCCCCTGTGATTATTTCAAGAGCCTTGGTGGCTTCTTCTAATTTAGTTTCTAGATTTTTAACTTTTGATTCTAATTCTTCGTTAGAAGAAGATGATGAAGAGCCAGCATCAGCTTTTAATTTTGGTATCTTTTCCAAATCAACTTCATTGTAGATTTTTACACCCATTATTCATAACCCCCTTTAAATCCTCTTAATACAGAAGATACAGCAGATGTGCCATTTTCAACTATTACCTTAATGCCTATCGCCCACTTGCTTGCGGTCTTTGTAGTATTAGTAAAAGCATAGGCTCTTGCCGCCTTACTTGAATCTGTCATATCTTCCCATGTAGGAGTAGTATCATTGTAATTATTGCAAGCAAAGACTTTCATATCCGCATCAGATGCAAATATTCCGTGCGGTACTGCTATTATTTTCTTAGGTTGAATATCAAATTCATTAATCTTGATTTCAACTTCAAGTCCAGCACTTACACGCTCAAAGGTATAGGTCCTTACTTGCTTATTATCTACGCTAAAGTCGTCCCATGCTTCAATTTTGATTTCATGCTGCTCATATCTGAGTTTTAAAAAATCAACTACAGGTATTGTGTAAGTGTAATTACTTCCATCTTCAACCGCTGAATTTTCAAATACTTCTACGCCATCAAGATATATTTTTAAATAAACTTTATCTTTTTCAATATCTGTTACACTGTACTCAATTGTAAAAGGTTCTTTTTTATCTCCTAAATCAGTATTAGTACCTGATATTATTGGAGGTCTATTTATCTTTGTAAAAATGTAGCGTCTATAAGCAACACCGCCTTTTCCATCATCAGCCTTAATTGTTATTGTGTGAACAGATCCTATTTCCATAGAATTTAACTGTACATCCGTAATAGTAACTGATAAATCTTTATTCTGTGCAGATGTGACCGTTGCAATCTCTGTATCATCTAAGGTTATTACTACACTTACATCATCATTATTAGAATCTGTAACTTTATAATTTTGGGTAAAAGCTGTACTCTTTCCCCCTAAATCTTCATCAGTCCCTGAAATAACAGGAGCTGTATTTGACTTGGTGAAATTGTATGTTCTTGTTGATGTTGCGTTATTGCTATCTTTTGCAGTAATAACAACGGTGTGCTTTCCCAATGTAAATTCATTAATTGATATTGGATAGGTGTATTTTGCTCCAAGCGTTACACTTTTAGCGCTTACTTTTTTCACTGTGTCAACTGTAATGTCTACTGTACAAGGATTACCGTCTGCATCTTGTACTATATATTCAATATTGAAATCTTCAACTTTGCTGCCTAAATCCAAATCAGAACCTGAAATAACAGGTGCCTGATTGTCTATTCCCTCATACACATACCAGTAGCTACCGCTGTAGTTATTATCAGGATATGCATTTCTGTTTGTTGATGTTACTGTGCCAATATATGAACCTTGAGAGTAATGAGAAAAAACTTGTTCTGTGTAATATTCATCATATAATACTACAGGATAATAACGAGTATTTCCTGATTGGTCGATATAAGATTTCGCCGAAGGTCTTACATTAGTTTTATCATTATAAAGTTGTGGATTAGAATCTATATTCTGTTGTGCATAAAGCAAGGCATCTTCATATTCAATCCAACTTGCGAAGTCTAAAACTCTCTCTTTCGCTCTTGTTTTTGTTACGGTTCTATAATTACTCTTTTTCTGATATTTCCCCCATCTATGCACCGTCATAAAATCACTCCTTTTTTACATTAAAAAAGACAACCGAAGTTGTCTTAATGTCTAAATTATTTAATTTTATCTTCTATACTTATCTAAAATAAATCACTATGCGAACCCGTTCTGTTTAATATTAAAACAAGTTCATTATCATTAATCTCATAAATAAGTAACCAATCAGGACTTATATGGCACTCCCTATAGCCTTCATAATTTCCCTTTAATTTATGATCCTTATACTTCTCATCAAGAGAATCACCATTTGCCAACTTACTGATAACTTTATACAGCTTGTCTAAGTCAAATTTGCCACTTTTCTTTATCCTCTTTAAATCTTTTTCAAAGCTTTTTCGTACTTTAATTCTTCTCATAACTTATCTACATAATCCTTAAAATCTTCCATGTTTTCAAATTCAGCCACTATCGGATTACTTGCCTGAACCTTAAAAGGTATAGCTTCTTCATTTACAACAGCCTTAGCAAAGATATTAAAAGCAGTAGACATGCTCATTCCCATAGAATCACAAACCTTAGAAAAATCATTCTTTAATTTTTCATCAAGTCTAATATTTAAATTTACATTTGCCATAAAATCAACTCCCTAATAGAATTATATCATATTACACGCAAATGTAAATAAATATAACATAAATTTAAACTATTTTAGCTCCACACCTCCGCTTTTTGCTTATCATAATATCCTCTAATAATTTTAATATTATCAAGGGTATCAAAGGTAACCCCATAAGCGTTAGCAATAAGACCATTTAAGGTAGTTAGTTCTAATCCGTCAGTCTTTAAAGCTTGTTGCAATAAAGTATTATCTACATAATTTCTCCACTCATAAAGGATAGCAATTGCTACATCAAGATTACCTAAATTCATCTCAGATAGGTCTGTTCCGTCCTCAATAACTTCTCCCTCATAGAATTGTAGATTTACAATATCTTTTCCATCATCTGTCGTACCCATTTTATTTAAAATAAAAGTCCATGGAAGTTCCACTATTCTATCAGAGAATTTAGTCATTTGATAAGAATTGTATTTCTGAAAAGCTTTCAAAACTTCCTCAACTTTAAAATAAGGATTCTCAACAACTTCTACGCCGTTATATCCGTTTTTATCTGCCATTTTCCACCTCGTTTTCAACTCTAATTTCTACTACTGCTAAAAACTTATAATGATTAGATTTTACAACTTGCATATCTTGTACTTGGAGTAAATCTCCATCTATATCATATATCTCTATTTTCTCAATAGTTCCCTCATCTGAAGATAAAGCCACGAAAACCTTAATCGCATTATCCTTAATAGTTTTTTTCTTAATAACACCATCAATAGCTTGTCCGTTGATATATAACTTTGCTGAATTGATGTCGTCATAGAGTTTCTTTGCTCTTTTGCTTAACTGCTCAATAGGTATCATCTAGCACCTGCCTTTCTTTCTCCAACAAATACTTTTCTATTGCTTCTGTTCCTTGTTCCGTTAGGTAACTTAATATTTGAATTAATTTTCTTGCCAACATATTGATGGTTGTAAATACTTCCACATTGATGATAGGTTGATACTGGATATAGTCTATTGGTGTATGTGTTTGTTTTTTCTTTTAAAATAACAGATTCCCTATACCTTAATTCAAATAGTACACGTACTCCCGCCGCTTTTATCCTATCGATGATTTCATAAGGGAGCTTGCCCGCATACTTATTTAAAATAAGTCTAAAGGCAGCAGGTTCATTGTCCCATTCATCAATTAAATAGGCTTCTTCTAACCCTAAATAAACGTCTTTAACTAATATTGATAAGACCTTGTTGATAACTGGAATGCTCCCTATACTCAAATTTGCTATAATTCTAACTTTAATAAGTTGTCTGTATAAGTCATCATCTTCCCCAAACCTAAATTGCCCCACATTTGCCCCTAATTTGTCTAGAGTTTCTCCTTGTGCCTTATCGATATTTCGACTGTCATTTATACTTGCAAATCCTTTTTCAAGTTCTCCATATCCACCATACAAAACATAGTACAAGTCCAAATTATTCGGCTTTCTAAATCTTTCTGGCAGTCGTCTCCAAGCCTTATAATATAATTCATCTTGATTATGATACATACTCAATCACAACCTTTTCTGGACTTGTTTTGGCAATAGAGGCTCTTGCTATTTCAATGTTAGTTTCTTTCCAGTCTTTTCCATCTGTGGAAATAAAAGCTTCAATGTCGGCAATTCCACCAAGGCACATTGCACGACCTAAAACTTTTGATAACACTACATCTTCTCCAAGTTTTAAGCCTGCATATTCAATTCCATCTTTATCTTTTCCACCAATATAATTGATGATCGCTCTTTTAACTGCATCATCGCCTTTGTAGTCTTTATCTTTTTTGATTTTTAATTTAATAAAGATTTCTTCAACTTTCGCCCTTGTAAAGCCTATTTTGTGTACTTCTTCTTTGTCGTCTTTGATATCAACAACGATTTCTCCAAATGCTTGGATACCTGCAGCTTTATTGTCGTAAATAGTTTTTGCTATTTCCTTGTCTTCGCCACCATAGACAAAGCAAGCTACAGATTTTGGGGGTATACCGTCGATTGTTTCCATTGTTACATTTTCCCTAACCTCACAATCTACGATTTTGTCCATATCCAAAAGTGCTGCAGTAATTGCAGGTACAGTTGACCCACCAACTCTTGAATAAGATTTTTTATATCTTTGTCTAAATTCGTTATCAGTTTCTGTATTTAGTCCGCCAACAGAAGCTTCAGTATTGATAACTTTATCAATACCTAGAGTAGGATTTAAAATTTCTGTAATTGTTTCTTTGTCTACATTGTTTTGTTTTCCTGCTCCTATTGATTCAACATATACATCAACGCTGCCACCGCTTATGGTTGCATCTTCTAAAGTTTCAAAGACTATGCCTTTTTTAGTTCCAATTTTAAAACCTTTTGGAATTACGATTCCGTCGTCTCCATAAATTGTAACTATAGTTTTGCTCTTGGTTGCAGGTCGTCTTGTGATGGTTAAATACATACCAACGTTATCTAGAGAAGTTCCCTCTGCAAAATTGACAAAAGGTGCGTTATAAACATCTTCTGCTAATTCCCACAAATAGGCTTCGTCCCAAGATAAATTTCTAATTAATTTTCCCAAAAAAGAAGTCTCTGAGGTATCAATATTGACCCCAAAGACTTTTTTTGCTCTTTTTATTCTATCAGCTATACATTCTGGATATAGCTTTCTTCTAAACCCAAATTCAGTTAGACCAAATTCAGAATTATTTATTTTTTTAACATCATCAATCATACATAGTCCGTCTTTGCAATTATCCAAGGTCTACCACCTCCTTGAGCCATAATTCTTGCTCGCCTTTATCAATTATTAAAATATCAATATCGGCAGTTCTATTCTTAGGATCTCTTTCTATCTTTATATCTCTAACTTCTTTTACTCTTTCATCTTGCAGGCAGCACTCACGAATGGCAAATTCAATTGCCCTGTCAGTTACTCCTTTACCGCTTATAGAAGCATAGTCAAGACCAAGTTTTATGTTTAAGAACCATTCATTTTTATTCACAGACAACCTATTTTCTATATTTTGTCTTAATTCTTCTTGACCCTTAACCAATATTAAATCTTCATCAATAACCGTGTCGCCATTTATCATTTTAAAAGTATTTTTATACATTTAATCACCTACACTTACGGTACTTTTGCCCGTTGCGATAGCATCTCCACAAGATATAGGATCTCCCACCCTTGCAACTTGCTTGCCGTTACAAAATACAGTGCCGCTACCTATTGATGTGTTCCCCTCATGACAAACACCTACAGTATTGCAATGAGTTATCCAACTATCACCTACTCTGTGTACACCGGATCCTTCAGCAAAAACATCACTTGAACCTTCAACCGTACTTCGTGGCGGGAAATCACCGTGTCCTGTAGACATACTGCCTATAGTTGCAATCTTCAATTCAAATCAATCCTTTCCGCCTCCACTTTGAAGTGTTTGCACTTAATATCTATATCTCCATTTTCTTTTACAATAATCTTTGCAGTATTTGAAATATTTTGAATAATAAGACTGTCGGGATCATCTATGCTTAAGCTATCGTTTAATAAGGTTATTCCACCTATACAGATACAATCTGATACATCGTGTCCTCGTTCGGTCTCAATACTATCTTCTCCCAATAAGATATTATCGGTGTCATTGTCGGCAAATATTAAAATAACTATATCGTCAGCTTTTAAGGGATAATAAATTAAAAAGTCCTTACTCCTAACAGTTGCAACGGGAACATTAATAATCATTGCATTATCCTCACTTGGTAAAGGCATAACATCAACTTTCATAGTTTCAGGATAAAACTTAACCACCTTTGCCATTTTGCAGACGTTCGTTTCTCCTGCAATATTCTTTTTAAAATCTTCAAAAAAGTTATTGGCGTGTCTATTTGCCTGTTCCCTCATATTTCTTCAACCTCTAATTCTGTATTAAAGTCTTTTGAGTGCCTTCCAGATATGACCCTAAAAGTACCATTCAAGGCTTTTGATTCAATCTTAATAACACTATCAGTTTCTATTTTTGGATTTAAAAGGCAAGTTACTTTCCAAGTCTTTTTAGTTTCTTTATTTTTCTTCTTGTCCTTTTCTTTTCCAACATCTACAGTTTTATCTCCAGATTCATCTTTATTAAGAGTTGGTATTCCCACAAGTCCAGTATCTTTATTAAGTACAAAGCCTGTCGTATAGCCTTTCTTTTGGTCTCTTATAACAATTCTGTTTTTGTTGACAAACATTTTAGATTCTGTGTCCTTGACTAATTGAGTTAAGGACTTACTTGCAGACCCTTTTATAGTTTTACCTAATTTATAAACTAAATCATTTTTAGGTGTTATCTCTACAATTTCATATTTCAAAACATTAGCAAGATCTTGCATGATGACACTTGCCTTTGTTCCGTTAGCATAGGTCTTATTAAGTTCAGCCTTTCTCCATGTTTTCGTTCCGTCGCCTACTGTGATTTTAGAAACCTTATCAAGACCAGACCAAGTTGTCTCAATATCTTCAATTTCTCCAGTCAAGATATTAGCCTTATTATTCATCATCTTATAACCAACATTAAGATATAAGTAGCCATCTCTTTTTATGTCATTTATAGTATTATCAGATAAATTATAAATAGTAACGGTTGATACATCGGGATCTTTGCCGTCATTAAAAGATACATCAAAGTCAATTTCAAGGGCGTTGTCGCCTATATTTGTAAATTTCTTTTGTCCCGCCAATACTTCTATTTCATGAATCCAAAACATATAAGAACACATCCTCGTTTAAATTTTCATAACTTATATTGTTTGAATTTCCTGTTGTATCAAATGGCTTTATAATAACCCTTGGAACTCCCAAATATTTTAAATTTTCAAAAAGTTCTACATTGTAAACAACTTTGTAATTATCAATAATTTTTACATGGTCTTTTTTAAGGGAAATAGTAAAGAAATCTCCAACAGAATTATAATTCAACTCGAATTGAAAGGTAGTATTTTCAAGCACAATCTCGAATTCGTATGGAATTTGATTTTTATCAATATTGATATATTTCATCGTTCTTGCACCTGCTTTCTTCCTGCGTTAGTCTTTTCTTTAACCTTTGTAGCAGTCTTTGCATCTTGTTTTTTACTTTCAGGATTTTTAACATTTACTTCAAAGGTTTCAGGCTTAGCAATTTTAACGTGTTGTAAAGTTATTGAATAATCAAAACCCTTAGCATTTTCTACAGAATGATCAGTATCTAAATTAGTTAACACTACATCTTTAAATATATTTCTACCAACATAAGTTAAGAGCTTAGCTTCTCTTTGATAAGTTCTTAACAACTCTAGCTTTGCAGGAGCGTCATTAACTATCGAGCCTTTTAATCTAACAGTATAAGGTTTGATTTTCATATGATCAGATATATCTTCTCCCTTTTCTACAGGCTTATTTGTTACATCAGCAGTATTGGAAGGACTTTCATCAACGACGGCATCCATGACTATATCTTCAAGTTTTATTCTTGTTGTATTTGCTTTTGCCATCTATATCACGCCCTTTGTAACTGCATTTCTTTAAAGAAACTATCTAGCTCTTGTCTTACTCTTTGACCTATGTTTATAGCTTCGTTTTCTGTCCTTTCTCCGTAAACATTGACAATAATATTTGGAGAATTTGAAATTGAATTGCCACCACTATTATTTGCAGGTAATGAGTTTTTACTTCCGCCAATTGCACGAAAAGCCTTTGCAGCACTAGCAGTTAAGACCATCTCATCCTTGTGTAAATCTGCAGGGTAGTTATCAAAGGGTACTTTTTCAAGTCCTGTTGCATGAGGCTGTCTACTGACTCTGCCCCCTCTTACATCAACAGCAGCACCCTTGGCGGCACTTCCACCACCTATGCTAGCAGCTCCTTTTTGAGCAATTGATATAACTCCTTTAATAGGATTTTTTAAGAAGTTTTTCACACTTTCCCATGCATTTTTTATTCCATTAAGAGCACTAACGGCTTTATCTTTTAATGATGTGAAGTTATCCCCAGTTACTTTTAATGTAGCTAAAAGATAACCCTTGATACCCCCACCTAATTCTTCAGCCGTTGCTTTAATCTTTTTAAAGTTTGATATTAAATAAACACCGACCCCAACGACTGCCATGATTACCCAACCTACGGGACCAATAGCAGCCATTAAACCAAAGAAAGCTCCGCCAACAGAACCAACTACACTGATAATAGTTCCAAATACTCCTAGTAAAGTTCCAAATACAGAAATAGCCCCACCTACTACCATTCCTACAGTTCCTATTATGGAAACTACAGGTCCAATAGCAATAGCAAGACCTACCCACTGCATTATAGACCCTTGAGTACCCTCATCTAATTCAGAAAACTTACCGACTATACTTGAAATGCCATCAGCTATTTGAACAACATAAGGAGCAATAGCTCCGCCTGCATCAATAAAAGCATTTTGCATTCTAGTAGTCGCCACCTGCATTTTCTCAGCAGGACCCATCATCTTCATAGCGTTTTCAGCCGTTGCACCGTCAGAGTTTTGAATTTGATCCAAGACTTTTGAAAATCCCTCTACGCCATCACTCAATAAAGAGTTAGCAGCTTTGCCAGCATTAAGATTTCCAAACATGTCGGCAAGTTCAAGACCCGCTCCTTTTGCATTTTCTTGTAAAATTCCAAGGACTTCTCCAACGTTCTTTCCCTCTTTAGTTAGTTCTTTAAAAGACTTTCCCGTCATTTTTCTAAGAGCCTTATCAGACTTAGACCCTGTTGCAGAAAGTTCGCCAAGTAAACTGTTCATTGTAGTCGTTGCAAGCTCTGCATTCATACCTTTAGCAGTTAATACTGAATAACCAGCCCCTAATTGTTCAAGGCTTACACCTGCAGCAGCTGCAGTCGGTACAACCCTACCTATTGACTTACCAAGTTCATCAACAGTAATTTTACCTAAATCTTGAGTCTTAACAAAAATATCGTGAATCTTAGAAACTTCGGGAGCAGCATCTCCATAAGCATTAAGGGCAGTAGTTGTTGCATCAATTACAGTTGGCATATCTGTAAAGCCTGCTCTTACAAGATCTATACCAGACTTAACAAAATCGGTAACCTTGCTTTGATCAACTCCAGAAGATAAAGAATCATACATTGCATTTGCTATTTCTTCTTGACTTCTGCCAGTGGCGTTTGATATTTCTTTTACGTCTTTTTTTATTTGAGAAACAGGAAGTACATTTTCATCAGTTAAGGTCGTTACTTGTCTAATAGCAGTATCAAGGCTTAAGAAGTCTTTTACTCCCTTACCCACGGCAAGTGAAACTGGCAACATCGCTTTGGTCATCTTGCCACCAAAACCAGCTATCTTTTTACTTGTCGCTGTAATCTTGCCGCCCATTTTTTGAGCATAAGCACCAGCAAGACCGAACTTTGAACTTAATCTTCCGCTTGCAGAATCAGCATTCTGCATATTTTCTTTTAACTTGTCTATTTTCTTATCAATCTTGCTTATCTCGGTACTTGCCCCGTCTTTAGTCTTAAGACTCCAAATAAGCTCTCTTGCATTTGCCATTCAATCACTCCCTTTCATCCAGATATTTTTTATATGCAAAACTTAATTTATAAAATTCATCAATATCAATACTATTAATCTCAGTCCATGTTAGTATTCCATCAGACATTAAAATTAAAGCTTGCCTATAAAATCTTTCGTATAGATTCTGTACTTCCCTTTCTAGTTTTTTGTTTTAGAGCCATAAACAAAGTTGATACACTCAATTCCTAAGGCTTCAACTGTTTCTAAATCATCGAAATCATCTAGTTTTACTTTCGGCATAACAACAATGTGCTCAAGCAGTTTGTCGTACATTTTTTCTTGATTAACAACTCCATTTTCAAGCCATGAATCACGAAGTTTTAAAGCTTCTCTAACAGGCAATTTTTGTAAAGTGTATTCTACATCGTTAACAGTTACTTTTTTTGTTTTTAATTCCATAAATAATCCTCCTAAATAAAATTAAGAGCCTTTGTATTAAAGGCTCTTATTATATGCAAATGGAATGAACACTTCAAATTCTACTCCCTCAGCTTCTTTCTCTCTTGAATAGTCAGGAGTTTTAATAATTCTACATTCATCACAAGAAATATTTCTTCCGTTGTCGTTAATATCTACCATAGTAAAATTAAAATCTTTTTTACTTGCCGCTAGCTCCATAATAAAGTTAATGTGAGGACTTGTAGACATTAAAGGTAATTTTGCTTTTGCGGTTTCATCATGATTAATTGTATAGTGAACACTGCCGTCTACTCCTACTTTTGGAATAATATTATCTTCGTTTTTTTCAACTGTAATTTTAGCAGAATCAGAAAAGCCAGTTAAATATACTCCATCAATTTGAACTATGACTTTTTCAGGATCATAGGTATAAGTTAGTTTTTCAGCCATTATCTATCTTCCCCCTCTTCGTTTACTATGTCGTAAGTTAAAATACCGCTGATTTGTCCTGTGTGTATTGCCCCTTGAAGCATTGCGGTCCATAAAACATAGTTATACTTTCTAAGTGCAACCTCATTGCTTGGTACATCTTCCCTTAACTTGTAATCAACTCTATACTGTCCTTCTTCAACTATTCCTTGGTCCACAGCACGTGACAATACCTTTTCAGTCTCCCCAACAAGCATGCCTATTCCCCTGTTTGTGTAGGGAATTTTATCTTCTGTAACAGCAAGTCTTTGCAGTGCCTCTTCAAGTCTAAATCTTATCCAGTACTCACCAAGCACAACATCAATATACTCTCCCGAAAGCATTTTACCTTCACTTGTTTGAAGTACACCAAGCTTTTCAACATAAGATTGAATATTAGCTTTATGCAAAGCGTTTAATTGTGTAAGAGTAACATTTGAATTTTTAACCCCTTGTATAGTCTTAAATTTAGCAGTTTTCCCACCAATTTTATAAGACATAATAACAGCAAGCCCTTCAGCTACATATGAATCTTTATCATTATGATAAAAAACAAAAGTGTTATCGAATTTTTCTTCTCCAACCTCTGTAGCAACCTCGATATCATTTACTGTTACTGCATATATTTTATTATTAGTTTGACATATAGGAGAAACAGCCTTTATGGTTTCAGCTGTATTATCTACAGTCACCAAATAAAACCAGTCAGCGTTAACCTCTAACGCTTGTTTTAAAACCGCATCAACCGTTCCCACTGCCCCAAACACAGCCACCTGTTGAGGTTGCGGCTTTTGCATAAATAGCCTTGTAGCTATTTTAGAAACCTTGTCTTCACTTTCCATCTCGTTTAAATCATCTGCTGTGATGTATTTAAATTCAGTTTCTTTTGTATTGTCTAAAATTAATATTGTGCCAAATCCTCTTTCAGACACGGCAACTGTTTTTCTCTGAATGTTTACAGGAAAATCTAATATCATTTTCTACCACCTTCTATTTTTCCATTTATTATATGTTCTTCTATCGTTTCGCTTCTATCACTGAATTCGTGTAATACTCTAAATTCAACATCAAAACCCTGTCTATATTCATAGTTGTCTACAAGCACAATAGATCTGTCTTGAATGTTGCCAACATCAACCACAACAATATTGTTATCAGCTAAAATCCGTCCACCCTTTAACTTAAACCATTCCCAAGCTTTTAATATCTGCTCTTGAGAATCTATTAAATCATCAGAATAGCAATTAAAGCTAACTATCACCTTTGGTTGAAATGTTGCAGTAGTTCTAACATCATACTTAAATCTTTCATCTTCACTTTTTATAAAATCATCTTCAAATACTCCTGCTTCCCCTATATTCTGTCTAAGAGTTGTAAATTTATAAGAAAAGTAAGGATACTTAGGCTTTTTGTTAGGATTATCAGTAGGCACAACAAAAAGTCCTGTGTCTTCATAAATCCCTTTAACAAATAAATCACGAAGATTCTTTATCATCCCTATCCCCTCTTTCCAAGATATAAATGTACAAGCCTAAATCAAAATCTGAGTAGTCTTTTTCAGCAAGAACTTTATAAGTTTTAATAACACCATTTTCTTGTGTATTTGTAACAATTGTGCCTTTTTCTAACTTTTCATAACAGTAGAGCTTTCTATTATCATGATTATAAGTTCCTCCAGCATCAAATTTTAAATCGTCATTGCTAAGCGGAACAATGGCGCCTTTCTCAAATCTTATCTTTTTTAAAGCACCATCAACCCATTCTCCGCCATTATTCATATCATAGTACCCTTCTGTTTTTAAAATAACTTCAATCACTCCTGTAGAAAAGCTTTCTACAAGGTCCTTAAAATCAAACATCATTATCCACCTACTATTTCATAGTCAATCGCATTTATAAGTCTTCCTGAATCTATAAGCGGAGTAGATTTCCCATTTTTGTTTTGAATAGTAAGGTTAGTGTTTGCCGGAGAAATACCTGCGGTAATAAACTCTTTTATAACCTGTACACAAGTTTGCCCTAGCATTTCATAGAAATTTCTTGCACCTAATTGTCCTTCAACAACTTGTGTGATTAAATTCTCTCCAGTTTCTTCAACGCTATCTTTTTTATCATCAAAAGAAGAGCGAATAAAAGACCTTTCTGGGATTTTAATGACATCTTTTTTAATCCAAGTTCCAAAATTATGGAGAAAGAATACTCTCATTTTATTTGTAACGGGTATATCGCAACCAAATTCATGTACATTTGCAATCATAAGCATTTCACCACTTGAAGAACTTAAAATCCCGACCTTTACAGACATACTTTCAAGCTCCTGTAACCTTTTTAATACTTCATCAGTTCTATCAACATCTTTTATTGCCACTGTAGAACCTCTTTTCTTTATTTCCGGCTAAGTGAATACGCCTGTAAGGTGCAAGCCAATTTAAAATATATCTTGGTATATTTCCTCCGTTGTCGCTATAAGTTTTAGCCATATCTGAAAGCTTTTCAGAAGTTAAATTAAATTTCATAGGATCAACTTTAACAAGCTCATCTAAGGCAAGTTGAACCCCTGCCGGAAAATTTTCCACATCAAAAATCACATTGCAATAATCTTCAATTTGCGATAGGTACAAGCCCTTTAGTTTTTCTCTTTCCTCATCGGTCATTGTCGCACCCCTTTTCTTTAGTCATTTAAAAGGCTTAACAACTCATCTTTTTTAGCACCTTTAGCATATTTAATGCCTTTTTCATCAAGCATTGACTTTATTTCAGAAATAGTTAATTCCTTTTCTTCTGCTTTTTCAATTTCTTTTACTTCTTCAATCCATTTTCCGCCCTTTGTCAAGATTTCGCTAAAGCGTTCGTTGGAGACTTCAAACTCATCTCCAACACCTCTTAACTTCTTCTCTTTTAGGTCAAAAAACTCAATGACAGCCTTAACTTTCATATTAAACCTCCATCTTAAACAGCAGGTGTAAGTTTAGCTTTAAGTATAGCCTTTTTATTCTTTTCAGGAATATATTTACCGTACTTAGCAGCCGCTTGGATAGCTACTCCTGCAAAATCTTCAGAATCAAGCATTCTGTATACTTCAATCCCAACACCGACTACACCGACATTATCAGCAGCAAAAATCACCTGCTCATCTTCTTGGAAATAAGAATCTGCAAGCTCTTCTAAAATAAATCCCTTGAATTTCAAAACAGTTTGATTGTCAATATTTGCACTTGAACCCTTAGCTGTAGTAGCCAACTTATGATCCATAATAAAATTGTAGACATCGGCATTAACATAAGCCACCCAACCGATATCTTTAGATACCTTGTTGTTTACAAACTCTTTATGGGCATCAGCAAACAATTTGGATATACCATCTTCTGAAAGTGTTCCGCTTAATGTTTTACCCGCTTCATCTGATAGAGCCTTTCCAAGCCAAGCATTAAGCTTTTCAACCCAAGCCTCAGCATGCAGTCCTGCTCTTTCTTGGATAACCTGATCCGCATTGTCATTTACAGTGAAATTGTCCACACCCTCATGAATAGCAAGAGGTGCCTCATACTCAACTTGCTTGTCAACAGATTTAATTTCTTTTCTATTTCCGAACCTGTTAGTAGAGCCTGTCCCTATACCGAAGGCCACATTTTCACCCATATCATAATTTTGAATTACAACATCTGTATCAGAAATCTTTAAATCAAGGAAATCATCCTTATTTGTTATACCGTCTTTAACTTGTAATTTTCCGCCAAATGTTCTTAAAAAATGTTGCTTAACAACAAATATATTTTGCAATAATCCTGAATATTCTTTCGTATAAATTTTAATCGCCATTATTTAAACTCCTTTTTTATATTTATCTGCTATGTTCTGCCATACATCAGACTTAGGAGCATCACCTTTTCCTGTAGGTGTTTTGCCCTTAAATCTCTTTTCAACTTCTGCTTGAACCGCATTATTATATACTTCTTTAAATTCTTTAATAGCTTCATTAGTCTTTTCAGCATCTTCAAGCATTAAAAAAGACTTAAACTCAATAGGTAAACCCTCTTGGTTAAGTCTGTCTATGGTATCTTTTTCTAAATTGTTTCTTGCTATTTGAGCCTTAAGCTTAGCTATCTCATCATCTTTCTTCTTTGATTCTTCCTTTGCCCTTTCATCTGCAGAAAGCTTAGATAACCTTTCAGCCTCTTTCTTTTCTTCTTCAGCCTTGGCTCTTTCTCTTGCAAACCTCTTGTCAATAATCTTATCTACCTCTTCTTGTGTAAGTAAATTTTTAGTAAGCTCATCAACCTCAGCTTGTGTATAAGTTTTTTCTTCTTGCCCTTCTTTATTTTGTGTTGTAGAAGTACCAACATCTGTAGAATCTGTGCTTGGTTGAGCTTCATTATCACCAAACAACTGCAAATCAAACACTATACAATTTTTCTTTTCCATTTCTCCTCCCGTTTAAAGTCCGTCGACTGTATATTCCCGTGTTTCTTTTACGTCTAACAAGTAAAAGACAATTATTAAATAAAAAAGCACCCTTAACATTCAATAGTCAGTGTGCTTTTAGTCTTCTACTATTTCAAACATTTCAGGTGCATATAAATAATCTTCTCCTTCTTCGTCAACTATTCTATACCACCCTTTTTCAGTAGAAATTACATCATAAATTTTATTCTTTATCATATAAATCGGGTCTGTTTCGCCAATATATCTAACTTTCATTATCAAACCACCTTTTTACTTTCATTTTAACTCTTCCGGTTTGTTTAGATTCAAACCAATGCAATTCACATTTTAAAGATTCTTCATTAACATCAACAAAACCCTCTCCTCTAACTTTTCTCCAATCGTTAGGAGCATTATTATATTGTTTAGCTAAATATTTAGCTACCTTTACTTTTTTATTGGTTTTACCGCCTGCAAAAACAACAACTTTTGTAATTTTTGTCCCCTCTGTAACTTTGGTATATGTTCCATCCGGTAGTTTTACAGTATCTCTAAAAGCAGCCGCACTTAAACTTTTGTGGATTATTATGTCATCTTTATTATACTCTAAATTCTCGTCTTTATCATCATTTTTATCGACCTTATACTCTAAATAACACCTGCAATTAATATCTTCCTCTGGATAACCTGTGCTTTTAGGATACATGCAGGTAGCGCCGCTCGGCAAAGTAAACTCTTCATCAAATTTAACCGTTACACCTTCCATGGCTTGATGGGATCTTCTAACCCCCTCATCTTTCATGGTTCTCCATGTTTTTATAAGCGATACTTGCTTGTTTACCTCTTCCATGGTTGCATTTTTTGTATAGGCTTGTACCCTTGCACTTTCTGTCCTTGCTATGGTTACAGCTCTTTTTAAGTCCTGACCGAATTTAGATTTTAAACTCTTTGACACCGTTGTATAGGTATCACCTCGTTCTAATCCTTGTCTTATTATAGAGTGGACATCATAGACGAAGTTGTCGCCGTAGTGCTTGATTCTTTGTGTCCATATCTTGCCCGCTATTTCCTGATTTATGATTTCTGTAGAGTCAAATTTTCTCTTAATAGGTGTAATGCTTACCCTGTTGTTTATAATTGTAAAAGAGCTGTTTTTTGTGTCTTCTATGACTTCTTTTAGTGTTTGTCTTATCAAAGACTTGTTTGAGGAATATAAATCAATAAGTGTTTTAGCTGTCGCTAAATCTAATGCCTTTAAACGGTTATATTTTCTTAATTCATCTTTGGAAATTACTCCGTCCTTTTCATACTTGTCGTATATATCGCTAAGCTTTTTCCTTAATTTTTTATATGAGCTTGCATAGTTTTTTACTATTGCCTTTTCCTTGTCTTTTATTAACTTTTCAAAATCCTTCTGAAGTTTCAGGAAGTCCTCTTTCATCTTCTTGCTCCTCTACAGCTTTTAAAAAGGCATCTGCATAGGCTTCTCTTTCTTCTTGTTGCCTTTGTATTTCTTCTTGTATATCATCAATATCTCTTAACTTGCCCAGTGCATATTGCTTAGATAAGCCTGCATCAAGTGCGGCTTTAACTGTATTTATATTATCTAATTCATTAAAAGGTGTATTTTCATTAAATATTATGCTTATATCTCTGTAGTCAAAATCCATGCCATTTTTGATATTTAGAGCATTTATGATTAATCTAAACCTCGTTTGTAGTGCGGTTTTAAACTTTCTTTGTTTCTGTGCGACTATCTGATTAGTTGCAAAGAGTTTATATTTCATCGATTCACCACTGATATTTGATGCAAAATGTTCATCACCTAAATTCGGTACTTTTGCAAATTTATGTATATCGGCATCAAGTCTATTTTTATAATTTTCTAGTGCCGTATCATTAATTGATTTAATAAGCCATGAAGCAGATTGATTGCCGTCTTTTGATGAATCTAGAAGTATAACCCTATCTTCTATTAGCTGTCTTATATCTTCGCTATCTGTGTCTAGCATGCCGTTTAATACTAAAATTGCATTTGTGAACTCTTCAAAATCATTAGCTGTATCGGATTGCGAAAGATTCATCGCATCTATAAGGGATAAAACTCTTTCAAAATCCCCTATTGCTTCATTGTTGTTTAAAAATTCTATTATAGGCACCTCTCCAAAGGGATTTATATAATTATCCACCGGGTAAAAATCACCATTCTTTGATATATATTCTTGTATGGCATCTTTTTGATATACGATTATTTTCATATCCTTTGTTTCTTTGTCTATATTTTCTATGTCTACTATATTTGTCATATATATTGCAAAAAGCGGTTCGGGATTTATGCTGTCATCATATACTACTATTATATTTTCTGGATTTACTTCATTAAATCTTATGTTGCTTTCTTCGTCTACATATACTATTTCATAGCCTTTGCCCTTAATTCCTATCATCTTTGCTATTTCAGTATTCTCATCTTGCTCGTCATTTAGATCTAATACATCTTGTATCAAGCTCATCTTTTCTTTGTCTTCTTCTCTAACAGTATAGGAAATAGGCTTACCTACAAATAAACCTAAAAGAATATCAACTATATAGCTTGGATAATCAAGGACTAATTTATTGTTTGCCTTTTCTTGGTCTTTCTGTCTTTCATTTATCTTAGCTTTTCCCTCATAATATCCTTGTAATGTTTGGTATCTTTCATTCTCTTTTTCTTTTAATTTAAGTAACTTCTTGATTAATTCTTCACTTATTTCTGTATCATTCGGCAAGCAAATTCTTCTTGGTAACTCCAAATGATTCGTAATATAACTGTCCATCTAAACCCCCAGTATCTTTTTATTTATCGTTCTTAATTTTCTATTTCTGATGTACGGTTCGACTGCATATCTCATCGCGTCCATTAAATGGTTAAAATCATCAATAGGCTTATTAATTGTGTTTTCAAACTTGTCCTTGTCCCATTGATAATTAGTTATTTCAGTCATGAAATTCACACAATTAGGATGTACTATTATTTCAAAGTTTTGTATATATTGAATCCCGTTTAATATACTGTCTTTGCCTTTCTTTGCTGCCTTTATTCTTGTAAGTCCTAAACCTCTTAACTCGTCAATTGACTTAGGCTCGGCACTATCTGCTATTATTGTTTCTTTTCTGTGTCCCATTTTCTCGACTTCTTGATATATCTTTTTGTTGGATAAGCCTTTTTTGTATAACTCATCAAATACATAGATCTTATAATTTTGAGTATCTAAAAGACCACAAAATAAAGCTGTCGGGTCGTTGGTATATCCAAAGTCAAGTCCAAAAATAGGCTTAATATCTGGCTGCTTTTCAATAATATCTTCTACATCAAATCGTTCTTCTTTTACATTTTCAAAAACAAGTCCGTCAACTACTCCCCATTCTCCTAAGCCTGCTACTCGGTATCTTTTCGGGTTATGTAGCCTCATCTCATCAAATACTTTTAAATCTGCCTTATCTAACCACTCATTGCACTTGTAGTTGGTTGTGATAGCTAAAATGTCGTCATCTTGTCTATCGAAAAATCTTTTTTTAATCCAGTGGCGGTCGTTCCAAGGGTTAAGCGTTAAAGTAATTTGCTTAAATAGACCATTAGAAACTTGCCCCCTTATAGATTCATCAAGCATATTAAAATCATCTTCGTTCATGATTTCGTATGCTTCCTCTATCCATAGAAAACACAGAGAGCCTTTATCTACTGCTACAGATGTAACTTTTAAAGGGTCATCTAGTCCCCTAAATAGTATTTTCTGTCCAGTGGGCAAATAAGCAAGCTCCAAAGGACTTTCGGTAGCTTTCCAGTATTTGTCAACCTTAAGCCTATGTATAGCCCACTTAAGCTGACTAAAACAACTGTCTTTAAGAGTTCTAAATACCTTTCTAACCACAAGACCATTTGAATCCGGATATGCCATGATTCTATAAACCATATTCATAGCCGTTGTTGTAGACTTTTTACTAGCTCTTGACCCCTTGCACACTCTGTATCTGCCTTTATAATTCCAGTAGCTGCCATAGCCTTTTCCTATCACATCTGGCAAGTATATTTCATTAGTCCTCAAGCTCATCAGCTCCACTAATGATAGTTGGGACGTCTATTTCCATGTCAAACTTATCAGTCCACATGCCGAACCTTTTGCCAAGTAGTTCTCCCGCCTTTATTGCGTCCTTGTTTTGTGTCGGTAGTTTTATGACCTCGGATTTTTCTTCTATTCCTAAAAAATTGCCTTTTTTATCAAATGCAGGCTTTTTTGTAATAACTACTTGATAATCTATTTCTTGACGCCTAAATTGCTTGGTTAGTCCCCTTAAAATTTCCCTTTGATCTGCAATTAATTCTTCATCAAGCTCCGCCATTCTTTCGTTTAAATAATCTTTCATTTCTTGACTACTAAAAAGACGGCTCGCTGCTGAAGCTGCCGTCTCTCTGTTTTTCACATTCCTATAAAATTTTAAGTAGCTTTCCGTTTTATTTCCAGTGACGATAAAATCATCTCCGACCTGTTTTTGTTTAATTGTAAGAGCCATTTATCATCACCCTTTCTATCAAACAAAAAAGACAGCTCTATCTCAAGCCATCTTCTTTGTTAGCGTAAATTTATTAAAAACATATATAAGGAGGTAACATGAAATAATTCACTATTACATCTTATATATTAAACTAAAAAAATCGCACAAAACGCACAAAGTTTATTATTTAAAATATAAATAAAAAAAGAGCCTTCTTATAGGCCCTTCCCACTTAAGCAGGCGTGCTTACATCACGCTTAATATCACTATCAAATCTTAAGTGTAAAACAGTATTATCTGTAATATTATTATACCCAAAAAATTAAGGAAAAGTCAAATAAATATGATTTTTTATTTTTCTCCATTCAGGTTTATTGAATCTATAAGAATTAAAAATTCTATTAGCTAGTATATCACTAGCTTGAACCAAATAATTATTCTTTGAATCGCAAAAACTAACCGTTAATTCACAATCACCATGTAATATTGGATTAAAATTTCTCCCATAATCAAAATTTACAATACCATATACTAATTCTTCATATATCGATTGTTTTAGATCGTATATCCCATCAGTTGCTGTAAGTTGTTCGTCAATACTAATCATTAATTTTATAGGTTTATTGGCATCAATTTCTCCATTTTTAATAAATTTTTCTATGATTGTCTTTATCAAGCGTTTTAAAACATAATCTTTATATCTCACAATTGAATTTTTATTATTTAATATATAATTATATATCTTGTCAATATCCACTTTTAGATGACAACTATATTCCTTTCTCATAGCATTAAATAAAGCCCTTTTGTGTTTGTTGTCTATGTTACAGCCCTTTAATTCATCATTTCTATGAATACTTTGTTTTATCTTTCTATTTATTTTTTTATATCTATTTCTAGCAGCTTCTTTTGTGCTTTTTGATAAAAATATATATCCTGCATAGACAAATATATTATCATTAGCATTTCTATGTAAAACTCCTGAATCATCTATAAAAACAAAAATTTCTTGCATCTACAACTCCAATTTAATTAAAGATTTAATTAAATTATAACACATTATTTTTTCTTACTTTAGTTTATTTCAAATACCTATCATGTATCATCCTTGCATAAGATTCATTAGTGCTACCCATTGCCATAGAAATTTTAATCCAGCTCCACCCATCTATGTAACGCCTTTCAAAAATCATCCTTGTCCTTGAATCATCAATATCTGAAATAAATTTCTCAATTTTATACTTTGCCTTTGCCGCTTGCTTGTATCTTTTAACAATAATTGCATTTATTTTATCTACTTCTCGAGTATCTATGCCCTCTAATCGTATATGTATAGGCTGATAAGGAAACTCAGGATTAGAAGCCGTCGTTATATCTCTTACAATTTCAGATTTATCTTCAGCCTTTTTCTTACGAGATTTCAAATTTTCTATTTCTCTAAGTAAATCCCTGTACTGTCTCAGCTTATTAACCTGCATTTCCTTATCCTTTCTTGAACTATCTTAAAATAACTCCTCTAACTCTAAATACAAGGTTTCTATCCCTTCGTCAAAGCTCATTACTTGCATGAGATATTCTCTGTCATCGATGATGATCTCTGCTTTAACCTCTAAGTTCTCGTCATACTTTTCAAGCTCTTCAATTAATTCTTTAACTGTCATTGTTCAACCTCCTCTACCAATATCATCTTCAACTATAAACCAATTGTTTACAGTTCAATCTCGAAAGTCTTGTTGTGGTGTGTTTAAAATTGCTGTAGGTGTTAAATTTTCATTCTTCCACCTCATAATTTTTGTTTTATAATGTGTTTAATTGATTTAATCGTTTCCTGTTTGGTGTATTCTTTCAGTGTTTCTTTAATTACACCGTCTATTTGTATTTCTTCCAAGACTTCATTGATTATATTTATTACAGTCGGCTTAAATAATTTGCCTATATCTTCATCAATGAAATCTCCACTATAATTTTGACTAAGCATTTTGTTCATAGTGCGTTTTAATTTTTGACACACTTTTTCGTTAGCCAATTCTTTGAAAGCGGGTAAGTTTAATTTCACCGCTTCTTTGACATATTCTTTTAATTCATTTTCGGGAATATATTCTTCAAAATTTTTAATGTTAATGTCCATTTTCTACCTCTTCTACTTTTCCGCCCACAAGTGTTGCAAGCGCCTGTGCTTCTTTGCGTTTTGTAAAATGCAGAACTTTTTCACTATCATAATGACTTTTTGATAATACTTGTTGTTCGTTATCTTTTTCTTTTGAATATCCTGTTATATACCAACCTTTTTTTCTAACGATATATTTCATTCTTCCACCTCTAAACCCTTAACATTTCTTAACATTTCATCAACATTTCATCAACATTTCATCAAAATAATCTACCTTGAACATAGCCCAAAATAGCCAAAGCCTCATCAACATCATGAGCCACACCACAAAGCACACCATGAGCCTTAAGCATATCCAAAACCTCTTCCTGCTTAGCACTTAACCTGCCATTATGAGCCTTAACCTCAATAGCGAAAAACTTACAGTCCTTTTTTCGATATCCGAACAAATCAGGAAAACCCTCCGGTAACATCCTGATAAACCTCTTCCCATCAGGACTTTTAACAAGACCTGAAGAAGCAACAAAACACACCCCGAGAAAAGAATTATTTATAGCATCTTTAATTTGCTTTTGGACATAAGACTCTTTCAAATGCCATCACCCATTTCCTTAAACAATTTGTCTCTTTTCTCACGTGCAAGATCCTCTAACTCTTCATCACTAAAACTGTTGGAAACATTGACAGAATTGTTAAAACTGTTGCTTGACTTATTAGTCTTAAAATCCTTGTACTTGCCATTATAAATTTTAATAAAATTATTTAAAATAAAATCTATATCAGCATTATCTGTCAAATACTGACTATCTTTGATGTTTGATAAAACCTGCTCAAATACAGCCTTTTCATAGTTTTTTACTAAATATTTAAGTTTCGCTGGTGTTGATGATTGCAAGATAAAATCCCGATTCAATAATTTTTTGCATGCTGAAATAAAGATATTAATATAATCATCATCAATATACTTTACTTTACTTTCCTTTACTTTACTTTGTGTACTTCTGTATACATTAACTCGATTATTGTCTACATTAATTCCGTTGAGTTGAGTTTCTGTATACATTAACTCATCTGAGATATCATTATTGTCTACATTAACGACTACATGATTAACTGCATCAGTGTTTATTAATAAATAATCTTGACACATATTAACCTGCTGCCTTCTATTTGTAGCTTCAATAAATCTTTTCTGTATACCTCTACTGGTTAGAATTTTATATTTTTCATAAAGCACTTTATCAAAAAAATCTACTTTTAAGGCCATGTCAATGACGCTGGTAACGGCACCCTCACTAACGCCAACATCGTCAGCAATTAGGAAGCACACATCATCATCAAAACTCATAAAATATCCCTCATCTTGATAGATATTAGAAAGCAGCGCGATGAGTACCTCTACGGCATTCTTTTGAGCCTTTTTAATTCTTCTAACCTTTATATCTCTTAAAAATCCAACATCTAAAGGAAAGTAATCCAACCCTTGTTTATTAGGTCTTGCCACTTAATCACATCCTTAAGGGGTCAAAATCGACCCCTTTAGTTAAAATGGTATCTCCTCTTCATTAAAATCAAATAGTGTTTCTTTCTCTTGCGGCTCTTCTTTTCCTTGTTCCTGCTTAACATTAACAGTAGGCTTATTTAAAAGCATTGCTGCTCCTTGCCTTAAAATTTGGTCTCGTCCATTTTCAGCTATCCATTTTACATATCCTTTGTCGATTTCTGCAATCTCGCCTAAAGTCATTCCTTTATATTTTCCAAATGTTACCTTGAATTTCTTAGCATCATCCTGTGTCATATTATCTGTCTGTTCCGCTTGAGCAAATTGTTTCATGTCCTCCATATCTTGCGTAAATACTTCTGATAGACTTGCAACAGTTAAAGTTGCATCCACTTGTGCCCTTTTCTTTGCCATTTTTAAAATTGTATTTACCTGTGAATAAATTTCATCATTTTCAACTCTGACCTTGCCGTATTGATTTGTCTTTAGAGTGCTCGGATCTATTCCCATTGGCACATCTTCAGGTCTGACCCATCTATATCTATACTTGTCCTCTTTACTGTTGCAGTTACCCAGACCCTCGGTTATTTTTGATCCGCCTTTGGATAATATACAACGGACTGTATAAGCAAATACTCCATTTTTCCAGTCCTCTATGCTGTCAACAATCTCATATTCACTTGTTAGACCAAACATCATAAGTATCTTTTCTGCACCCGGTTTTAGTAATGTTGGTTTACCGGTTCCGGGTATTACATCATAATCATGTCCGGATTTTAAAGTCTTTTGTATTACTGCCTGTACACTTGCTACTTTATTTAAACTTGCCGATACCTCATCAAGCTCAACTGTATCTATTAAATTCATTATTTCATTATTCATATTAAACCCCCTTTATCGTGTAACTTGTTACATCTTCAATTACTACACCATCTATTATCTCGCCATTTTCAGTAACAAGACTTCCATTAATTGCTTTGAAGTCTGTCTTAAGCTCTTGTTTTTTCAGCTTCTCTTCTGTTTTTATATATCCATCAATACCATTTTCTTTTAAAAATGCTATTACTTTGTCATCATCATACTTATATGACTTTGTTTTTCGTGCAGATAAGCTGCCCTGTGCAGTTTTAAGCTTAAACTTATCATCAATTGCTTTTTGCTCTTCATAATATGCAATTAAAAGACTTTCAAAAAAAGCTATACTGTCATCCGCAGCTTTCTTTTCCTTATCCTTAAAAGCCACATACTTTTCTATCTCTAAATCTGCATAGCGCTCCTTTTCTGCTATGTCCTTCTTAATAGCCGATATCTTCCTAAAACACCAATCAGCACTTGCCATGTCCGTTACTTTAAAACTCTCTCTTTCTGTTACTTCTTCATTTGTCAAATCTTCTATCAGTGCTAAGTTATCCATTCTTACCTCCTATAATGCATATGCATATTTTTTAAGCCTTCCGTTACGTCTATATCTATTTATGAAATTTATTATTTCTTCATTGCTTGTATAATTTTCGTCAAGCTCAATTATCTCAACCTCGTAGTAACACTCTTCTATATCTTTGTGATATGCAAAATTACTTAAACTTGTAAATTTAATCTCATCTCGAGTCCTATCTTTAAAATAATTCTCATTTCCATCAAGCTGAATATATCCGGAAGTTGTTTTTTCAATATAGAACTTTCTATCACCATCAATAACCCTATAAAAAGTCTTTTTTAAAGTAGTATTAAGCAGTATCATATACTCACCTGACCCTTATAATCCTCATATCATTATCCCCTGATTAATCATATTCTCCAGACATTCCATTACTTGACCTTTTTCGAATTTTAAATTGTCAATCTTCGACTGAATATCAATCATATTTAATCTCAATTCTTCCTTATCAAAAATATTGTCAGCTTTATAAAATAAAATTTCCGCTTTCTTATATTCTTTTATTAATCTTTCCTGTTCATCTTCTATATTTTTAATTTCTTTAAAATAGTTTTTCATTTCAATTTCTCCTCAAAATCTGCTATAATACAGATAGATTAACTTCTAGCCCTTTGCTTGGCGGCATTTATAAGGGCTTTTTTATTTGCTTTCATCACATCATCCCCGCAATTCTTAAAATCATATACATAAAACCATGATAAAAAATTGCTAAAATCAATAATAGACTTGCACTTACCGATAAAAACTGAATGATATTAACTTTAGTCTTTTTCTTTTTTTTCATTATGATTCACCTATCTAATCTGAAACCCATAATTAGTTTTTAAATACTCAATAGCCTCTTCCTCTATAATCCTTGGTTGACTACCCACCATAAAACACGGAAAACCCTTTCTTTTTACAATTTTTCTCAAAGACTCACGCCCAACATCAATACTATCCTTATACTTTTTATAAAACTTCGGAAAACTTAATATTGTCATAATAACCTCCCTATCTTTATCAACTTAACTTATCGCTTTATATTTCCCTTAACCTTGCTATGATATAATCATCTAAAGGAGATGATTATAAATGAAAAATTATTCAGACCATATGGCACAAATAAATTATAAAAGTTTTGTATTTGAATTACCTCGAACATGCCCACATTGCAACCATTCAATGACGCCAGATGTAGTATTGCGCTCTCCCGAACTAATTAATATTAATGGAGAAACTGTAATTTCTTTACTATGTCAATGTATAGATTGTAAAGAATTTTTTGCTCTTACTTATAAGCTTCTTTCACACCAACATGAAAGATATCCAAATTATTTTAAAACAAGTTTAATACCTTACAACTACTCAAAATATGTTGAATACGATATTCCTAAAGAAATCGAAGAATTTTCTCCAACATTTAAAGAAATATATCAACAATCTCAAACAGCTGAAGCATATAATCTTAATCACATTGCAGGAATAGGCTTTAGAAAATCAATAGAATTTCTAGTAAAAGACTTCTTAATAAATGTAGTAATAGATAATGATGAAGAAAAATCAAAAATTTCAAAATTAAATCTTTCACAAGCTATCGATAAACTTCACAACCAATCAATGATTAATTTAGCTAAAGCTGCAACATGGATAGGCAATGATGAAACCCACTATATTAAAAAATATCAAGATAAAGATATCAATGATATGAAAAAATATATAAGAGCATTATCACATCACCTCTCATCAGAATACTTAGTATTAGAATCGGCATCCTTTATAAACGGAAACTGATCTAACAAATCTAACCTACCAATCTTTCTACCATCTAAAGTCCAAAACTCTTGAATAATTCGATTAGGTAAAAAAGGATTATCGTCTGCTTCATATGTCACCTTAACAACAGAGGTGACTTCTATTTTTTTAGGTAATTTCATAACCCCTCCTATTACAACTATTAATACTGATTTAACAAAATATACATCTTCTTATTTTTTATCAGAATATTATTTTCAGAACAACATATTGTTGTTTTTCTTCAAATACGGCAACTTATATACCATATATTGATATTTCCCGCACTTTGTATTAAAATTAAATAAATACTATACAAAGGAGGTGAATTAATGAAGAATAGCAAGCAAACTTCCAAAAAAGCAGCAAGTGCAGCCTCTAAAGTTCTACGTGACGGTCGAACAAGCAAAGCAAGCAAAACAGCTGCAGGAAGCGCACTATCCCAACGTGCATCAAGAAAAACTAAATAGCTTTACCAACTGAGCATGGCATTTGTCATGCTCAAACTTTTAAAAATATTTCAATGACATCCTCATAACTCAAATTCAAAATTTTAATAATCGCATTAATATCTTTTAAAAACAACTTTTCGCCATTATTCCTTAATCTTCTATAAAGCGTATCTCTATTGATATCTAATTTTTTTGCCAAAGACGACATTGTCAAATTATTTTCTGCAATTTTCCCCTTTAACTTTAAAATATTTAACACTTTTCATCCCCCGCCTCCTATACATTGTTAATGTTTATGTTACGTTTTATGTAACACTTTGAGTAAAAAAAATATCTACAGGATCTTCTATCTTTAAAATATCTATTAATTTATAAATTTCATCAGAATCTAGAACCCCTTTTTTAAATTTTAAAGATAGTGTTTTTGGTGTAATTCCAAGTTTTTCCGCTATTTCTGCCTGGGTAAATCCATTTGCGACTATTCTTCCTTTTAGTTCATCAACTTTTATCAAAATATAATCACCCCTTTGTTACTTATTGTGTAACTCAATATTACAATATCGTTTGTATCTTGTCAAGTAATTTTAGTAAAAATATTTTACTTTTTTGTTGCTTTATATGTAATTTAAGTATAGAATATTATTAACAAGTTAATTAGGAGGAAAAA